ATTAAATCCTCTAGCTTTACCATCTATAACTTTATGTATAGGTAACTTCTCCATTTTTAGAGTATCTGTATGTAAGGCTAAACTCATTTTCCCTTGATCTATAAAACGTAAATCATCCTCGACTAACTCTATCATTATAGGTAAGTATTTATCTTGCTCTTTAGTAAATAAAAATTTAAGATTTTCTACTCCAGACATATTCATGGGATATCCTGGACTAGTACTCATCTTTACTGGACGTAAATACGGTACCGTCTCATACCCAAATATGGCTTCATGTATAGTCAGTTGTCGAGGTGTGATAGGTGTGGTGGCCTTTGCCATGAGATTTGCAAACAAATTCTCAGCAATTTCATAGGTTAATTCTATATCTAGAGGAACTCTGGGTATAGAATACTTAGATTGTGCTTTAAGCATGGGATCAACCTTCTCACCTTTATCATTGATAAAAGGCTTCATATAAGGGACGGCGTTTATAGTTTTCTCATAAACACCTTCAAGTTTAGAATGGGTTAAGGTTTGCTTAACTATTCTTTTAGGGTAATTAAACATGGTACCCAAATATAGCATACCATTTTGAGGATGAGCGACTTTATCTTCATAAAAATCGACATCAGGTAACACTATATCTATTAATTTAGGAACTTCATAAACATCAATCTGTGATTGAATTAGTTCTAAAAATAGTGGGGTAGCATAACCTTCTCCTTTTCTAGAATCTCCGGCTGAATGTAAAGCATAAATTTTCCTATTAACTACTCGTGGATTCATTATAAACATTGGAGAACCACAATCGCCGTCTTGAGTGTCAGCTTTATAAAAGAAAGTTCTAGGTATAGTATAATCGTCAAATTCGTGAGGGGTAACGTTCAACTCCCTAGTATACTTAAAAGCAATAGTAGAGTAAGTCGTACCTCTAACTGTAGGAATTTCACAGTAAAGTGAGCCTTCCAATTTATCATGATCCTCAAGAGTGGAAATATTTTTCCTAATATCACAGAAAGCTGGAAAATGTTCTGGTAATTTAGTGATTGCTAAATCATATTCTCCTATCTTACAGTGTTTGGAATCTTTAACAAATTGTCCAACAGTGGTGAAATTTTCCATCTTACCTTCAGCTTTAGTAACTCTGATAGTGAAGAATTTATATTCTTCTCCTATTCTTTCATATTCAGATGCTAAAGATAATAAGAAATGTCTGTTGAGTAATAGAAAACGATCACATATGCCTAAAGCTCCGCCTATAGGTTTTACTAAGCCTGTAGGAGTAACTATTTCTAAAAATACCATATTCTTTCTAAATACTTTGTCTTTTATAGAAACACCAGTAGGATCACATGATTGTGGAGTTGCTTTCATAGATTCCAGTATTTTACTATAGTTCTTTTTGGTAGCCTTACCTTTCTTGGCAGATTTAGAACTATTTCCAAATGATTGAGAAAAGTACTTATGTAATACAGAATCCTTCTCTTGAACTAAATTAATCATTCGTGATTGAGAGACATACACTTCATCATTATATCTGTATAAAGATATATTGTTATCAAATGCAGTCGTCCAAT